GCCTTGACCTTCGCTTTGTTGTAAGCATCAGACGAGGCATACGCCGGTCCGACAATGTACTTGTAGCCGGATGCCACAAACAGCGGATTCGCGACGGTCTGCTGCTTGCTGGACCAGCCGGAGGTTGTCAATGTGACATCAATCGACGTGCCGCCTGTCCCGCCGGGCGTTACGCCATCATTCATAATGCCGCAAACTGCCGCATTCGCGCGCTGGTCCGTGATGTTTGCCGTTGACAGCGCTGTCAGCCCGGCGGGAATGGATACATCGTATAGCCCAAGCTCGTACAAACTCGCCGTTTTCGACAAGGTAGGCGCGACCGGGCTGCTTGCGGGCGTGCCCTTTTTGACGTACAACGTTGTCTTGTTTGCAGATGCGTCAAAGCCCAGCACAACACGATCGATTCTGTTCAAGGTGTTGTCCGGAGCGTCAAATTCAATCTCCTCCGCTTCTTTCACCGCGACGGATTTCCCGGCAAACGCCGTATTTTTGATCCACGCAAGCCCCGTGCCAATGGACACTTTCCGCGCCGCCGTGATTGTGAGATCGAGATTGTCCGAATTTGCGAAAACGCCGCTGGTGCGGGTCGAGAAATATGTCTCCGCATCTGCGGCATTGTAGGTGATATTATTGAGCGGATATGTAACGATTGCCATTTCAAGTACCTCTTATTACCGGATTTCCCAACGTCAGTGTTGTCGTCAGGATGTTGTTTTCGTATGTCCGCGTTGCTTCAGAAATTCTTACGGTCACATACACGCCATATTCCGGAAGCAAGCACGTTATCTTATCCCCGAGGAAAAATGATTTCCCAAAATCTTTAGATGAAATATCAAATGATATTTCCATCGTTTTGTTTGCCTCGTTGAGCTTTTCAAGCCCTCTTGCAGCCAGCAGCGCGATATAATCGTTGTCTGTTTGCTTGTCTTCTTTTTGAAGGTCCTTTGCATCAACAAACATTTCACGCCGCGCCAGCCCGCTTTCTGCTGTAGCACCTACGGTTACAAACGTTCTTGCGCTTCCTTCGCCTTGTCCGCCGACATAGGCAACGTTTCTGAAGCCCTTTTCGGACAGCGTCCTCGTGAGATTGGACAAATTCCCGTACTTTTCCGCGAATTTGATGCCTGCCCGTTCCTGCCCGTTGTAAACGCTGTACAAGAGCTTCTTGTTTGCCTTGTCGTGGATGAGCTTGAAGCCGTATCCGGCAGTTTCACACCATGTCTTACTGATCTCAAACAGTGACTTATACGTCGCCTGAGACCGTGCCTGTGCCGTCAGGTTGGACGATTCGGCGAGCCCAAGAAATGGATATGGGCGCTTCGCGTTTACCGCCGTCCGCAATGTACTTTCAATGTTCCCGCTCAGATTCAAAGTGCCGTCATAAATCCTCGAATCAAGCAGATACTTCGATTCTGTGCCATACGCCCAAATCTGTCCGTCTTTATCTTCGACCGAATCGATAAACATCAGCGTGTCAGATTCTGGTATCCCGATAAAATGTTCTTCCTGCAAAAGCTCGATTGCTCTTGCAGATTTCGGCATAACAATTTGCAGCAGCCCGCTTCCCGTGTATGATTCCGTCCAAACGAGCGACGAAAACGACGAAAAAATGCCGATTTTGCTCAGACTGCTATCATAGATGTTACACACCATCAGCCAGCACCCCCGAAAACGCCGCATTGAACGTAACAAATACCGTCGCGCCGCTCGCGCCGCTCTCAGCTGTGAACAGCAGAACATTGTCACCGGCGTCAAGCTCAAAAAGCGTGGAGGCATCGTCGAGCATATCAAATGCGTCTGTCGCCCCGTTTTTCCTGACGTACAGCTGCCCGGCGTCTCGATATACTTCAAGCCATTCGTTGGCGTTGAGCGTCCCGGTGAAATCAATGTTCTTCAGCGTGTGGACGTTTTGTAGCCCGAAATTCGACAAGCCTCCGCTGCCTGCAATGATTTTAAGCGAGAATGCAGCCGCCATATCTCCATCGTTTTTCGCGTTGAATTGCGTTTGCGCTGTGGTCGTGCCGAAGGAATGTGGTGTGGCATAATTCACCGGGAACGTAAAGCCGCCCGTTATGCCTCCGAGCTGATAAAAGCTTTGCGTCTCGTCCTGCCACATCGGATTCGATGCAAACAGCGCCATGGAGAAGCTCGAATGCCTTGTCTGCGAGATGGTCGGCGCATCTACGACATAAACGTCAATAAAATACTTGTTTTCCCACACCAATTTCCCGTATGTGTTCGGCAGGAACATCCGCAGGAGGGCTTTCTTTTTCTCGGTCTGCTGGTCGAGAATGTAGCCATAAATCCCGATCTGCTTCCCGCCGGTCGCCATCCCGAGCACAGTCTCACCGAGCTGCTCATATCCTTGCGCTGTGGATACCGTGGTGCTGTGCCCGGTTACACCATCCATTGTCGTGATGATGTAACCGGTATCGATATTCATTTCAAGCTCTTTGCCGTCTGACCGGACATATTTGATGTTATACACCAAGCATCACCGCCCGTTTCTGTAGATAAATCGCCTCTTGCAGCGTCTGGGAGGGCGTCATTTTCTGCGCGTAGATGTTTTGTGTGACATTCACCCCGCGCAATGCTGCCCCAGCGCCAGCCCCGCTCTGATAAGCTCTTGCTGTGATGGAGATTCCGGGCGATTTGCCCGAAAAATCAAGCCCGCTTTCAATTCGCTTTCTTACGGAGCTGAATTCATCGTCAAAGCCTTCACCCAGTCCAAGCGCCATGTTTTCTCCGATTCCGGCAAACACGCGAGACGGCGAGTGGATTCCGAGCAGGTTTTTCACGCCAGAAACAAGCCCGTTTACCATATTGCTGATTGACTCTTTGAAGCTGTTCCACATATTCACAAATCCATTTTTAATTCCATCGACGATGTTTTTGCCAATGCTTCCCCAGTCATATTCAACAAACACATCAACTATCGATTTTATCAACTTCGGGATGTTTAAAACGAGATCTGGAATTGCGCCAATAAGCCCTTCTATCAGAGCCGCTATAATTTTCGGTCCGGCTAGTATGATTTGCGGTAAATTATCTATAATTCCAAGCACAAGGTTTGCAATTAGCTTCGGGATTGTCGCCACGATCTGCGGGATCGCTTCAAGCACTCCAGCCGCAAGTGAAACAACGATTTTCAATCCCGCTGCCACAATATCCGGCATTTTGGTACCGAGCGCCATAACGATATTTGCTATGATTTTCGGCACCGCGTCGATCAGCTGCGGCAGCGCATCCAGCAGCCCGTCCGTCAGTGCCATGATAATATCCAGCGCCGCGTCGACCAGGTCCCCAACGCTCTCCGGATTTGTGAGCGTGTCCGCGATCTGAATAATGATTTCCGTCGCCAACAAAATCAGCTCTGGAATCGCCTCCGCAAGCCCCTGCGCAAAAGCCACAGCGGTTTCTGTGCCGGTTTGTATGAGCTGCGAGAAATCGCTGGAAAATCCTTCTGCCAGCTGCCTGATCAGTTGCATTCCAGCGTCCATCAGCATAGGCGCTGCATCAATAAGCGCACTAGCCAGATTCGAGATAACGCTTCCCGCTGCATCAATCAACTGCGGCAGCGCGTCCAGCGCCGTATTCAAAATATCCGGCAGTACCGCAATAACGCCATTCGCCGCACCGGCGACGAGGCTGATTGCAGCATCCAGAAGCGGAGGCAGTGCATCAGAGAGCATCTGCGGAAGCTGCTCTGAGATAACCGGCGCGATCTGCGTAATTGCTTCTCCGATTCCGGACAGAATCTGTGTAACTCTCGGCACGATATTGCTTGCAGCCGTCGCCACCGATTCCACGAAGTTCCCGATCAGCCCGCTCAAGTCTGCGTTTTCATCCGCAATGCCAGTAACCAAATTCGCCCACGCGGACTTTGCAGATGCGACGGACCCTTGAATCGTAGCTGCCGCCTCTTTCGCTGTCGTGCCCGTGATCCCCATTTCTGTCTGGACGGTGTGGATAGCGTCAACGATATCGGCATAGCTCTCAATGGTGTAATTTGTGTAGTTCCCCTGTGCGGCATTCAACGCATTTGCGTCATCCAGAAGACGCTGCATTTCCTCCTTCGTACCGCCGTAACCGAGCTTGAGGTTGTCAAGCATTGTGTAGTTTTGTTTTGCGAAGCCCTGATACGCATTTTGAATGGATTCCATGCTGGTTCCCATCTTGTTTGCATTATCAGCCATATCGGTGATTGCGACATTAGCCTTTTCTGCGGCGGCAGTTGTGTCACCATCAAGGGATTGGAGCAAAGATGCGGAAAAACTCGTGACTGTCTCCATGTACTCGTTTGCGGAAAGCCCAGCCGTTTTATAGGCATTGTCCGCATATCCAAGCACAATGTCTTGGCTATTCTTAAACAGCGTCTCAACGCCGCCTACCAGCTGTTCGTAATTTGCATATCCGTCGAGTGAGGACTTTGTGAGCGCGGTAACGCCCGCCGCAGCCGCAGAGACCGCCGCCATGCCGACCTTCGCCGCCGTCGAAAGCCCCTTTTGTATCTTCTCGCCGAGCGTTGTTGTCTTCTTTCCGACGTCATCAGACGCGTGCTCAAATTCGCTCGTATCAGCTCCGATTTTTACAAAAAGCTCAAACAGATTCATTCATTCACCACCAATCCGCAACGCTGCACAATTTCAGCTGTGATTTCTTCGCAGCTCCGGCTATCCTGTTTTTTGGGCTCAATAATGTCAATAAATCGCTCTTGGATATAAGAGCCGCCTGAAATTTTAGCTGTATTTTCTGTTATCATGCGCAGGCACTCCGCCGTATAAATGCGATAGGCTGATTCGCTCGCTTGCTGTTTTATCAAAAGCGGCAGCAAGCAAATCAGCCCTCTCGCGCTCATCTTCGGAGCGGTCAGAAGCGAAAGTGTTACGCTTTCGCCTCCGACGCGCACGATTTGAAAAAATCCATCAGGTCTTTATCCTTTACAAGCTCTCTGACCTGAATCATCGTTTTGACAATATTCTGCTTTTTGATCGCCTCAATGGAAGTATCATTTACCGCCGACAGGATACCGAGCACATCATCTCTGTGCTTCTTCAGGAGGATGGGAATCCACTGGCTGATTTTCTGCGCCCCTACCGCATAACGTTCGCCCGCTGTCTGCGGCTTTTCTGCATCAATTTGCGCCTTCAGGCTGTCCTGCAGCTTTTCGTCGGTCACAATATTCAGGGCGTATGCGCTCACCTCGCACAGCACGTCAGCCGCCTTATCAGTGCTCAGCTCGGAAATTTTCATGTGCTCCTCCTTACGACTCCGCTGTGCCAGCCTTAATGTACAGCTCATACGGCACAACATCCTGCTGCGAGATGGAATAGTGAGCGGTGTACTCAAATGCCATCTGTCCTTTGCTCTTATCAGCTGTTTTAAGCTGGAAGCCGCCAGTCGAAAGCGCATTAATCAAGTGGATCGCGATAAACCCGCCATTGCTCGCTCCGTTTTTATCCGAGTAATCGCCAACGACCCAGATATCGGAAAAATCAGTATCAGCGAGATCGCGTCGCGGCACAACCTTTGTCGTGTCTGTTTTATCGATATCCGCTGCTGCCATTAGCGCTTTCGCGGATGTCGTCGTGACGGTAACATATGTACCGGAAACCTTCACTTCGACATCATCCTGCCGCTTCAGCTCCTTCGTATTTTTCGGGCAATTATCAACATCGTCGCCAAAGTCCGAAAAGGTAGGTGTCACCGCAACGGTAATACCACCGGTAGTCGCGCCGATCTGGTCTTCTGCGTCAAACGCGCCAGTCTCCGGAGTAAAATCACTCAGGATAAGCCCTGCGTTGATTTGCAGCTGTTTGAAAGTGTCCGCAGGAATTTTTGTATATCTAGACATAATTTCAGCCCTTTCAATTTTCTGTGATGTATTCCACGGTGATATTCAGGTATCTCCGCTTAATATTTCCGTCCGTTTCGTCCCTTATGTTCTGGCACCAAGGCGTGCCGCGCTTGATCCAGATTGCGCCCTCATCGCACGGTACAAATACGCCACCCATGCCAATAGCCGCCGCGATCTCCTGCGCCTTTGCATTCGGTTCAGCCTCCTGTTCCGTGTAGTACCAGAGATTTACCGTCAGCCCGATTTCTCCGCTGTCCCAAGCACCCGTGATCAGCTCATAAGTCAGCCACGGAAAAACCGCATCTTCAGGCACATTTGACGTCGGATACGCAGGCAAAAACTGCGAAAACCACGCGTGTAATGCCTTGTCTTTGGTCATTCTGGCGCATCCTTTCTTTCGGCGGTAAAGTATTTGAGCGAAAAGCTCGCTGATTTTGGCGCTTGCTTTTCTTCCGGATTTGATGTGACGCGGAATGTCGCCCCCGTAGCAATATCACGGAAATAATCTCCGTATCTTATTGGGATGTTTTTATCAACAAGCGCCGTGTAGATGCTTGTGACGCCCTCTTTCTCTGCTCTGCGTGCCTCCATCGATGTCTCAAGCGCTTGGTAGTTTTCAAATTCTATCCCATCCGACCACGTTCCGACATAGCCGCCCGCTCCATCCGGTATAGGCGATTTTTGAAGCAACACGCATTTTCTGGAAAAATCGTCGAGTAAGCTCATACTTCGCACCCTTTCATTTTCCGGAAGTCGTTAAGCTGTGTCCGGAAAACGTCCTGCCACCCGCTCACGGCTCCGCCACCCGCATTCCCGCTTCGCCTTGTGTACGAATATCCGCCAAAGCTTTCGCTCTGATATGGGCTTTCTACGGCGTCTCCGTTCTTCTCCTGCCATGCGCTGATTCTGTCTGCCATCGACACAACGGCATCCGGAATCGCAAGCGCCCATATCGTCCCGTCGAACGTCTCATTTTTCAGCTCATACGCAGGATATTTGTGCAAGCCGTCGTTGAAAACGGACCCAATAATACGGAAGTACTGTCCATCCTGAAGAAAAGGCAGCGTAATGCTGCCGTTTTCCACGGTAAACAGCCCCTCATGCTTATCGATGAGAAACCAGTTGTTCAAATGCCGCAGAACCTGTTCAAGCATCACGCTGCCTCCTTATCACTTCACCGTCACGGACGCGCTGCCGGACTTGAGCGCATGGTAATTACCGTCGCACTCTACCACGGTCACGGTCTGGGACGATGCGATAGTAAGATCGCTCTTGCCGTCCCAATCTTTCCACGCGGCGACATTGTCGCCGTATGCAACCGTCGCAGCAGAGGAGCCGGAAGTGTACTTATACTTGTTACCCGCTGCCGCCTTTGCCGGGGACACAGACAGCTTCGTGTCGCCGCTCTTGGAGCCAGCCGCAGACGTAATAGTCAGCGTGCCGAGCGTGCCATTATCGATAGTGCCTACCACAACGCCGTCGATGCGCTCAGCGAATAACTCCATGCCGTTGATCACGGTGTCGGACGCCGTCATGTTGGTATAATCAGGCTCTTCGTGGATTCCGATGTAGCCGGTTGCGTCGGTCGTGAAGGTAAATACCTCCTGAAGGTCCGCGCCGTTGACGGGGATGTAATAAAGAACGATATTATCCTTTGCCGTAGCGTAAATTTTGCCCTTCGGAACGCTTGCGTTCATAATCAGAGTGCCGAGTCCGAGGAAGTTTTCGACGTAGCTCATGCCGAACGCGGTCTGCACGGTGATATTTGCCGTAGACAGGTAGTCCGCAACGTCCAGCGGATTCATAAAGTAAACCGCGCCGATTTCGTCATCCTCGAAAAGCACCCGAAGATTGCCCCATGCCTGCGCAAGAACGGTCTGGAAGTTCTTCCCGCTCACCGCACCGGTGCCGGTCGCGAGGAAGTCGAAGAAGCTCTTGCGGATGCCCTTCTGCACGTCCTTCAGCATCTCGTCAGTGGTCATCTCCACCGCCTGATCATAGCCGCGATCAGTGATTGCTTCAGCCGAAGTAGCCTTGCGCCACTTCTTCAGCGTGATTTCCTTGTAATTCACCGCCTCGGTCTTGTAGTGGGAAAGCGGAATGGTGTCGCCCTCGGCAACAACGCCGCTTTCGAGCGTGCCGGTCGCCTTGTAGCTCTTGAGCACAGTGCCCGCCTGCTTGGCGATCTTGCGCGTTACGCCCAGCGCTTCCACCAGCTTTTTGATCGAATACCCGAACATCTCGGTAAATTCGATCTCGCGGATACGCGCAAGATCATTTTTCTTGATAAGATTGATTTCTGCTGCCATAATTAGCCTCCATTATTGTTTTCAAAAAGATTGAGATTCGCGGCGATTGCCGCGCGGCGCTCTGCCCTATCCTTGATCTGCATGATCTGGTCTTTCGTCATTGCGCCGTTTCCGGTGTTTGCCGGAGGAGTCGCCGGGTCTGCGCCCTTTGTCCTCGTAGTGGATACGAGCCCCTTGTAGGTGCCTTCAATTAGCGTATCAAGGCTCTTGGTATCCTTGATTTTGTCGCCGTCCATCTCCAGCGCGGACATTTCTTCGCCGCAGCCGCGCATTGCAAGATCAAGATTCGCGCCTGTGATGTTTTTGCTTTCAAAGTAGGCTCGGACAGCCTTTTCCTTTGCCGCCTTGCTCTCCTTTGCCTTGATATCGGACTTATAAGCCTCGAAATCCGAGTGCTCTTTCTCGTACTTCTCCTTATAGCCGCCATCGCCTGCCGCCCTCAGGTCGTCCAACTGCTTTTGGATGCCCGGCAGCTTCTCCGCATCGGTCTTATAGCGGTTCAGGTCCGCTTTCAGCCCGTCCACGGTATCAGTGTGTGCCTCAATGATGGTGTCGACCTGCTCATCGGTCAGCCCCATGCCCTTCAAAAGTTTGCGTGTAAGTGCCATGACACTATCTCCTTTTCTTTGGTCCCGCTCCTTTGGGAACGATAGTTTTTTTATAAAAACCGCTGTACTTTGCGGATTTTACCGAAATAAAAAGAGCCAACGGCTACAAATCGTAGTCGTTGGCTCCTATTGCCCTTTCCGGCGTCCAATTACGCCGAAGCTGTATGTTTAATTGTTTTTTTGACCTCTAAGACGATATATCCATCGCCTTTTCGGCGGATTTCTGCGTCGTTGCCACGCTTGATAATAGCCTCAATAATTCTGATAGTCTCACTATCCATTTTTCAGCTCGTCCTCCAATATCTGACGGTATTGGTCTTTGTGATCGTGCGCAGCAGGTTTCAAAAACGGATGCGGCTTATTGCCATGCGTATAATGCCAATTTCCTTTTGCATCCTGATACACCCACGGCGTAGGTCGACCGCCGCCACCTTTAGCGTGGATGCCCGTGCCAAGCTCAACATAAGGCGCATACTCGCTGTTCGTTCCGATGATCGCCGCAGGATCATCCTTAATCAACGCATGAGTTATGCTGTTCTGCAAGTTCCCGGTCGGATGCTTAAATCCGTCACATAATTTCTTTGCATATGCTTCCGCCACAAGTCCGATTTTCTCAAGCCCTCTGTATAAGGCTTGGCTCATAGCATCAAATACGATTTCGCGGTTGTCTTTGATTTCAACGCTCATAGATACCGCTTATCAATGTCGAAGTTCAGCCCGATTTCTGACAAATCGCCATCATAGGCATCGCGGATAATGCTCAAACTTTCCGCATACGCCAAAAGTTGACCATAGTCCTGTGCATCAGCATCGTCTTTCCCTTTTATTTCGTCTGCCGCCTCGATAATGGCTGTCACGATATCATGTAACCTGTCATTGCTCATTTCCAAAGCGCTCCTTCCACACTTCTATTTCGATCTCTGCTTGCTCTGCGTTGCGCAGCAAATCTTTGCCCCACTTTTTAAGTAAGCCTTGTTTTTGCCGACCGTCTTTCTCGCTCCATCCCGTATCGTATTTATCCGGGTTTTGTACCTTTCGGGCGTGCTCTTCGACCTGAGCGGTATGTGACGCAATAGATTTTTCAAGATTTTTCTGCCGTTTTTTTATCGCGTCTGTGTAAACGCCTTTATTGCGTTCTCCGCTTTTCGCGGCAGAATATACTTTTTCAGTATCTACGTTGGTATAGCTTTGTATAATACTATCATACCGCAAAACCGCTTCAACCTCAACGGTTTTCTGTTGTTTTTGCTTGCTACGCGCCCATTCCTGATACGTCATATTTGGTATAAGCTCTGTTTGCCCCGTATCAGCGTTTCTGGCGCGTCTTTGCGCCGATGAGGTATCTACTCCGTCCACCACCGCAACCGTCGTGCAGCGGCAGTTATACACGAGATAACCGGGCGCGGACGTGTCGCCGGGGAACATGATATCGTAACCGTCGACTTTAAAAGGCTTGTCGATATCGGCTTGCTGTCCGTCCAGTATCGCGTGCGCATGGCGCGTCCGACCGTCCAGCGTCGCTACCCACTCGCGCTTGAGCTTGATTCCCATTTCCTGCGCCGCTACATAGCTATCCATGCGTCCGGCGTTCTGCGCGCCTGTGACGGCAGTACGGGCGGTGCGAATGGCGCTATCTCGATTCATGGTGGTAATACGGCTTTGCAAATCGTCTGCTATGTGCTTGATGCTCTTGCCTTGCAAGATGGAGCTTGTAACACTGTTCGTGATCTGCTTTTTGCCCCACTCCAGATCTATCCCACGCTTCAGCGCACGCTTTGGCGGATAGTACGGCATTAAATCGGGCTGCTCAACGATAAGCCGTTTAACAGTTTGCTCATCCCACAGATCAAAGCCAACATTTCCCGCCACCCGCTCGATGGTATATGCCGCATAATTACGATTCAGGCTGTAAATGCCAGGTGTAGCATCGTTGGTATACGCCACGGCAACGGCATTTGCGTCCGTCATCCGCTGCGCGATCTTATCACGCAGCGCCTGGTATCGCTTGCCGCGTGCGATCTGGTTGAGCCGCCATTGCTTGTAATCGGCTTCTGTCCATTCTGTGCCATTCTGCACCGTTCCGATCAGCGCTTTCATTTCTTCGTCGCGCTGCTTGAACTGCTCGAAGTAGGCGTCGATGGTCTCTTGCTGCTCGGCTCTGGCTTCTCGGTACAGTTTCGCGATACGCCGCTCCAATGCGGCAAGCTGCTTATCGCTCAGCTGGTGCCCTAAATCAGGCATTGCCATCGCCGTTCACCTCCGGCGCATTCGGTTCCTCAAGACTGCGGTCGATTTCTTCAGCCGCCTTGCGCTTCATCATATCTTCGTACTGGTCAATATCGCCGTTGATGGTCAGCAGCTTCTTAGTGATGTACTCATCATCGTAATACTGAGCGCCCAGCAAAAGCGCCTGCGTTTCTTCGGTCTTATTGATGATCTGATTGCGCGTATAGCTCGGCTGATCGTCGATGCCCGCAAGACGAAGGATCTCCACAATAAACCGAGTGACTTCCGCCTCGAATTTGTCCGTTTTGAGATCAAGCGGCACATAACTTGCCTTGATTGCTGTCGCAGTTTGATTGCCAGCAGAAATAGCCGAAGAATCAAAGCACTGGAAATCTTCGTACAGCTTTTTCTTAAGCATATCAATCGTGGTATTTGTGCCTTCGTAAGGTGCCTCGATTGTTTTGCTCTCCACCCTCGCGCCGTCGTCTCCGTTTGCGTGCGCCACATGAGTAGTTTTCAGGCGCTCGATAAACTTCGCGTCGTCAAGATCGTCCATGCCGTTGCAGTTCGACAGCACCCAATAGATCAAATTACCCTCGTCTACGTTGTTTACCATATTCGAGGACGCAAGGTCTAGCGCATCAATGGTGTTTCGCTTTCCGGAAATCTCAGAAAGACAGTACTTGTTGTTTTTCAATGGGACAATCGGGAAGCTTGGATAATTGCCGCCATCAAAAATTTCTATCTCTCCGACATCGGCTTTTCGCTCAACGAGCTTGTAGCTGCGCTTTTCTCGCAGCACGCCCATGTCCTTGTTCTTCGGCTGGAAATACTCTGTAAAGCCGTCCAGCTCGTACAACGTAGCTCTCAGTGGCTTATCCGGCGCAACCTGCCAAAACCGAATACCCGCCTTTAACGCGCCGTCCTCCTCATCGTAAAGCGGCACGAATTCCAGCAAGGAGAGCACCCGCAAATGTGATAAATCCCAAAAGCCGAATGCCACGCCCGCGATTTTCGCGGCGCGCGCTGCGTCCATAACTTCCTGATCAAAATCCGGGCGCAGCTTTTTCTTTGTGCTCTCTTCCGCGAACGTCACGCCATTTCCGAGCAGATAGGAGACTTCTTGATCAACTGCCAGCCCGAAAAACCGGCTCGCCAGCTTGTGGTTCGCCGTCCACATGTCTGTATGGCTGCGCCCTTGCATATCGTATATGATTTTTTCATAGCGGTTGATAGCGGGATTCAGCCCGTTATAATAATCTTCTGCGTCAGCCGCAGCTTTATATGCCGCTGAAGCGCGGTGCTCGTTGATCGCGCCACGGATAAATTCAATGCGGCTTTGCTCGTTTTCGCCGACCGCGCACAAGTCTTGATAGGTTTTCATGCACTAACTCCTATCTATTCCAGATTGGCGCGTAATTGCGCTGACGCACCTTATCTTTCAAAACTGTATATACAAAATATCTTACGTCGTCCATTGCGTGATCGTTTTCCTTTATTGGCTTATCCTCTGTGGATCTTTCATCCCATCGATACAAGCCAAATTCGCGGATGCAATCTTCGCAGCTCCTGTGTATCTTGATTACACCGTCCTGCAAAAAACGTGCCGTAGCCATGATGCCGTTTATCACGTCGTTATTGGCTTTGCGCACCACGTATCCATGCCGCCGAAGCTCCTCAATGAAAGACGCGGCAGATGGGTCGACGACGATGTATTTTATGATTAAATCGCCGCATAGCTTTTTGATCTCGCCGACGTATTCCGCGTCCGTTTTGTGGCGCTGCGTCTCTCTGCCGGAGTAATAATACTCGCGTATTCTGGTCGCTTTTTTGCCATCCCAGCACCATAGCCCCGCCGAAAACGGATTTAGCGTGCCATAATCGCAGGAGATGTAATATTCCCCGCTCTGCGGTAGTTCGTCAGTCTGGCACGCATCGTTAAACATAGGATAAATAAGCCCTTCGGCGACTACCCAAAGCCCGCGAATGTAGCGATCATAAAAAACGCCGCTATACATCGCCTTTGTGCGCTCGATCATCTGCGGCGTGAGTATCGGGTTATCTTCGAGCAAAAAATGAATATGCTGTGTGCTTTTTCGCTGATTTTCAATCCATTCCCGATAAAACCAATGCTGAGAGCTTTCCGGGTTGCAATTAAAAAAATATTTCGGGTGCTCAAATGAAATCGCGCGAGACAGCGCCTGCTCCACAAACGAGCGCGGCATCAACGCCACTTCATCAAAAAGCACCCCGGCAAGCGTAATGCCCTGAATGAGCATATACGAACTTTCGTCTTTGCCGCCAAATAAGTAAAACCAGTTTTCGACATCGCCGCACCGGATTGTCAGAACTCTTGTTGAAACTTTATAGCTCATAGATAGAGCTGCACGCAAGCCGTCAATTTCCATCAACGGTTTCAGAATATTCCGCTCTGCCGCCTGTACCGTCTTCCCACAAATGGCAAAATTCGTGCCGTTGTAGTATTTCATTGCCCACAGCACGAATGCCATCGACATAACCGTTGTTTTGCCGGAGCGCACAGAGCCGTCACAAATTAGTGCCATATCCTCGCTATCAACAAACGACATGATTTGCCGCTGTTTTGGTGAGAGCAACTTAATCTGCATTCCCGCTGCCCTTTAATGCCGCAAGCAGCGCCGCCAGCGCTGCGGGGTCTCCGGTTTTTTCTTCGCCAGAGTTCCACCCAAAATTGCATCCAAGTGAAAACTTCGCCCCGTTCGCGCCGTCGCGATCATACAGCCGAGCTTCGGCGTACTCTTCACAGCGAGCCTTCGCTCGCGTAACCGTGTCACAAAATTCCGGTCTTCCCTGATAATCTATCAGCTGTTTCCTACCAGTAAATCCCAGCGCAAGCGCAAGTCCGGTAACTGTCGGAGGCTTTGCGCCAATAATAATGGGCACACCGTTTTTGTCCGTCACAGCATAACCATCATCATCAAGAAGCGGGGTTCCCTCGCAGCTTTTGAAGTAAGCGTCAATCGCCCGCTGCATTGCGCTTACACTTTTCCATTTTCTTGGTGCTCCTGCTGGCATACACTTACTCCTTTCGCATTTTTGGTGTATGGTTTGGCGGTTCTTTACGGCATCCCGCCATTCCGCTTTGCGCCGATTTCGGCGCAGCCGATTTTTCCGGTTCGGCTTCCGGTATGTAGGGAGGTGTCCAGCCCCCATCTTGGCACCTTTCCACAGGTGCCAAATAACAGGAAGGAAGAAACTGTCTGGCTCAAAGGAGCCAAGATCGAGGCAGGCTCAAAACTAGAAATAAATATATCAAATGCAAGCTAGCTTGCATTTGATATTATTTATTTCTACCTATATTGAATCACGAAAATTTTGCATTTTCAACCAGTTCTGTGAAAATGTTGCACGTTTATAGGCAGCACTTTTTTATTTGCCCCACTGCTCGTAGCCGTCTAAGGTGCTTATCGTTATTTCCACGCGCGGATTTTGCTTGTCATAGAAAACCCGGGCGCCGTCATGCCCTGCTACGATGTCGCGGTTGTCGTCAGCCAAAACACCGTGCTTCACGAGGATGTCATCTGTCGCACTTATCAGGTTTGCAAGATCAACCTTTCGATGCGTGCACATATGGTATATGTACTTGCAGTTCACGGGATAATTTATCCGACTGCACGGGCAGTAGGGCATAGCATCTCTTTCGTACTTTTTGTACTGCTCAGACGGCACTACAAACGATTTCCCTGTCGCTTTGTTCCGGAATATCTGGCTGCTGTTCTTCTTCGTGACCGGGTTCCCCGGAATCGTGAATTTGATTTCGATTGTTCGCTTCCTCCTTCCGAAATTTCTTCTGTATTTCTCTAGCAGCAGCGATGTGTTTTTCTGCTCTGATAATTGTTCTGTAAGCCGTCACTCTGTTGATTTTGTACTTTTTCGCAATCTTTCCTGTGCTATAGCCGGACATATACAATCGGTAGAACTCCTCCTGTCTCTCAGTCATGCCCGTCATAACAGCCCCTCCAGTTCAAACATACCGCCTTCGCCGCACATAAACAGCAGCTTTACGAGGTCGACAATCTGCGTCGGGTCTAGCCCGGTTTTCACGCGCACCATGCGCATATGGTAATTGATGTCACGAGGCGTCAGATAGACTTCCTCCGCCGTTTTCGTAACGCTCATGTTGCAGCGTGCGTAATCGGCTAAAAGCTTCTTCTGCGTCCACGTAATGGCTTGTGCGCCATTCCTTTCTGCGTTCACGGTCTTTTCGCCTCCTCCACATAACGCCACGACTGCGGTGGACGCTTAATTACATCTGCTTCGTAGCGGAGCCCTGTCGGGAGTTCAGGCGCGCGAAATTCTTCTAGCTTCTTTGGTGCATCGTAAATCTCAAGCCCAGCAATATGCCAGCCGTACAATGTCTTCCCATGCCCGTAGTCCCAAAGCGCGCCATTCTCAAGGCAAGTTTGTAGCACATAATCATCATCAACATCATAAACGCCATATGGTTCATTTACTGGGCGCAATGTATCAATTTGATCGCACAAAAATTCGCCCATGACATTGCCATTGAAGACATCCCAAATCCTGTCCGCTTCTGCTCGACTATATCCGCTAATCCGTGTAAACTCCGTGAACCAATCTCCGCGAAAAACATCGCCAATCACAAGAAAAGGTCTTGTATTTGCGACATAGATATAGCACTTAAACGGTACTTCAAGATTCGGGCACGTTTTGCGCACCTCGACGCTCTTTTGACCGTTAGCAATTTTTTCACACCACTCCGGTCGAATACTGATTAAAACTGCTTTTTCGCTCAAATCGCTACCTCCTCACATTCGTTGTATCGCACATTGACCCTGCGCCCATTTACGACGATCACATATCCCGGCATGGAGTAATGCGCATCCTTGTATTTCTCAGCATCGTACACCTTGCCGACCTCCGGAACAAAGCCCGGTAAAAGGTCAAGCTTTCTGACCACGACGATCTTTACGTGCTCGCATTTCTTGGCTTTCGGAGCGGGTTTTGCCCCGCTCCGTTTGTGTCTCTTGTCTCCGTCCCGCTCTCTCCATGCAAGATAGCACTCTCGGCAGCAAAAGTGCGTCTTCTGCTCACGTTTTTTGAGATGTCTGCTCACGGTCGCCCCGCAGCCTGTACACTCAAACGTCACCATCGGCATTGTGCTCCTTCGCCTCCTGCTCCATCTCCACGGCAAACGCGATCCGGCATAGCGCGTGCGCCAGATGGTCATTGCTCTCATCGCCCGCGAGCCACGCAAAGAGATGCGTGAGCGCCCGCCCTACGTGCTCCTTTGCCGGAATCATCTTGTAGTTTTCCTCCGAATAGCCGTGCAGCGCAGCGGATTCGTATCGGACTTTCGAAAGCTGCAACATCGCTCTCGGCGGCAACCATTCGCTTTTGAACGGGCGGAAGGATTGCCTTCCGCCGTTCTCTTTGATTTCCTTCTGCCCGGTTATTTTTTCAAGGTTCATTTCCGTTTCCTTTCTGCCAGCTGTTTGATTCTCCTCCCGACTTCCTTCCATCCCTCAATCGCAGCCACGAAGAGAACGGACACTACCGCAAGCACGAACGCAACAATCCCAAGTACCGCAATGAAACGGATAATTTCCCAAAGCGCATCTAAGAGCCGCGCCAATGTATCACTCATCCGTGCTCGTCGCCTCCTTCTGCACCCCATGACTACAAAAATCATCCGGGCGGCAATAAGGCAAGTTGAAATCAGTACAATCGTGCTTCCCGTTTTCCAGCTCGCGCCCGAAGTATTTGCAGTCCTTGCAGCGCACCACTGAAACAGCATCCACGGACGGAGCGGCATCTAAGCGTCCCATCCACGGCGGAGTATGCGGCTTGCATTCCGTTTCATCGATCCACTCCCAGTATCCATCACGGTAAATCAAGAACATGACCGCGTTCGTATCGACTGCATACACGATGAATACACCGCCCGATAAAAGCTCAACCTGAAACATCGCTGTCACCTCCGTCCATCTTCGCGCCGCAATTGGGGCAGTACTTGTAGTTCAGCAAGCTAACGTCTTCGTCCACCTCGAAACACCACTCTTCCCCGCAAAGTGAGCACTGAATCGTTGTAAGGCTGTTCCAGTCGTCATCAGTTCGCATCCACTCTCCATGCACCACCTCCGCAACGTCGGCGGCGGGCAGTCTCTTGATAACGTCCATCGCTGCGTAAGCATAGTCGGTGTAAAGTGCTCTCAGCGCATCCTCGCGCCGGATATAATCAGCCGCCATGCCGCACCTCCACGCCTGCCATTTCAAGTAACCCGTAAATGTCCGTTTCATCGCTGTTCGCGAGGAAATCGTCATTTTCGTCGTAGTAGTTGTACGCCGTGTATGCTTTGGCTTGGATTCCGGCGTATTTCTCGAGCAACTTATTCGCCCCCTCAATTCCAAAGGTGCAGGCATCTTCCAGCTCTTCCATCTGCGATTTTGAGATAAATTTAGCCATCGTCATCGCCTCCAAATCGCTCGTCATGCTCATCAGCTGTGATAAAGCGGATATCCTCGCCGGTATAGCCAAGGTCAGCGAGACACATCAATTTGACCAGCGTATCCTTGTTGATGCACTTGCACAGATCGTCATAAGGGATCGCGTTGTTTGCCTCAAAGCTCATGCTCGCGCCAAATTCATCCCGCACTGTAAAGAAAACTCGATTTTCAACCATTCTTCGTTCCCTCCAATTCCTTCTCCGCCTCTTCGCGGGTGAGAAATACGGTTTTCCCAATCGCGTCTGGAACTATTCCGGCAGCCGATCTGCCCGCAAAGCCTTTTTGGATTTTCCACTCGATAAAGAGCCCACCTGAGGTTGCGCAAATCGCCGTTACGCGGTATTCGCTGATGGTGCTGCGGCTCGTAACCTCGTAAAGCATATCCCCCACCTTACACGGCAGCACCACGACGCGCCCGTCCTTGTCTGCCTCGGCAAGCTCGCGGAGTCTGCCCGGCGCCGCCCCTAACGCCTGCG